ATATAGCACCCTTGATACCATCAAAGATTCCCATAATGATTGTAACTGGTAAGAAGAGTTTACCTAATATTTTACCTAATGGTTTAAATTTTGCAGCAAAGACTTTAAAGAATTCTTTCATTATTCTAAATGGTTGAACAACCATCATCGCAAGTTTACCTATTTTACCTGCTTGTTCTGCTGTTTTTGTGAATGGTCTTACAAAGCTAGTCACTCCAGATTTTAGTTTAGTAAAGGTTTGTCCTAATTCTTTTACCTCATCACTAATACTAAAAGCCTTTGGTATTTTAAATTTACTAAAGAAACCTTTTGTTGCAGATGATACGTTTCCAGCAAGTACTTTTGTTGCATTAAATAGTGTTGAAGGAAGTTGTGTAATAGATCTAAAACGCTTACCTAATTTTTTAATTCTTTCCTCAAAGACATTCATCTTTGCAAATTTGCCATTCTTTCTTATAGTGTTATCTACTCCACTAAAAAGTCGATTTAAATTAGTAAAGTATGATCTTATTCCTTTTAGTCCATTAATTGTTTTTTGTACACCAGGTATTTTTAGTAATAGTCTACCAAAAATTTTACCAATTGCAGTAAAGGGTTTAACTATTGCTTTTGCTAGAAATTTAACTTGACCACTAACACCAATTATAAATCCACCAATAATGCCAGCTAAAGCTCCACCTAAACCACCAAGTACAGCTAAAGCTGTACCAAAGAGACCTTTAGGAGATTCTAATAAGCTTTGGTCTGTATTCTCAACTAACTCTTCAAGTAATTCATTAGTTTTATCATCACGAGCAGCGTCTTCTTTATTCTTTTCTAAGTCTTTTAGTTTATTACCAAGGAGACTATCGGCAAGGCCATCTAAAGCTGCATTAGCTTTAAGACCACTACTTTCAACAGCATTAGCGATGCTAACCATATTAGCAACAAGGCCTACGTTAGCTTCAGTAGTTTTACTTTGTTCTGAGTTACCTTTTTTTAGTTGATCAACGACATCAGAAAGAGATCCACCCTCTTCTCTAGGTCTAGGTTGAGGCGCTTCTTGTTTAGCTCTTTGAGCAGCCGCTTCTTTTTTGATATCGTTAGCCATGGTTATTTACCTTTTGAAAATGCTTGAGCACCAAAGAATGCAGCTACTATACCAGCTACAGCTACAAAATATGTAGGTGCCATTGAACCAAGTGTTGATTGAGCTTCGTTTAAACCAGCTAGGGATGCAATCACAACAGCGAATGGATATAACAATAGACCCCATAGTGCAAACCATGTCATTTTACGTTGAGCATCTCGCATAGCATCTTGGTCATCAAGCTCTTTACGCTTAAACTCAAGATACATAGCGTGCTCTTCCTTTGAGACTTTACCGTCACCGTTAGTATCGGCTGGATGTGTCTTCTCTATTGTTTTAACTTCTTCACTCATCGTTGTGATTTCCTTTGTTGTTGTTCAGCCTTTCTATTCTCTTCTTTAATATGCTCACTAAGAAGAGTAACATATATCTCCCTCTCCCATGGCAACATACCATCCAATTCAGTTAAACTATACTTATGATGCTGCATCATAGCAAAGTTAGTCTTATAATGGTTTACTAGATTATCATGTGAGAGGCCTAAGTAAAAAAACTTTGGATACCTTTTAGTTCCACCTTAGTCTCTTCTTCACACTTAATACAGTTAAACTTTAATTCATGTTTGAGTGATGGCATATCATTAAAGAAGCCACCAATTAACTCAAATTGAGAACTATTTAGGTTCTCAATAAATTCCATTTTCTCTTTATCAGACGAATCCTCGTATACTTCTTCAGTATCGAATATGTTATCAATACAGAGTACTAATAGATCCATTATACCATCAATCTTTTCTAGGTATTCTGGGTCAAATCTTTGTATATCTTCGAATGATGGATACCTCAATGTGAGACCAATATCCTCAGATAACATGATTACCTTGTCTTCAGGGTTTATTTCAGGAGTCTTAATATCATCAAGGTCGATTTCAACTGGTGTTTCTGCTTTACAGTCTTCCGACTTACACTTGACATTAACATTAATCCTTTCACCTACAGATTTAGCTCTTAGATGGAGGAATAATACCTCTAAGTCAAACACCGCTAATTTATTAACGCTGATGTTATCAAAGACACATGCCTCGATGACATCTTTGATAGCTCCTAGAATCTGTTTCTGATCATTTGATTCCATTGCCATCATGAGTATTTTTTCTTCTTTGACAAGGTAAGGTCTAAAATTAACCTCCTTGCCTAGTCCCGGTACAAATACCGTATACTTGGAACTATTTACTTGTGGTAAAGCCATTATATTTCTCCTAAATTACCAATTCATTATAATATATTTATAATTCTATCTGCTACCGATTTTATACCGGATCCAAACCCTGCAACAGGGTTAAGTGTTTCAAACTTATCGTATGAAAATGTTACACTAAACGTTTGAGGAGTATCAGCCGCTTCGTTGCTTAGTGTCATCCCAGTGTATGATGTAGGGAATGCGTTCTTTAATTTTACTGCGTATATTGGATTGTTTTGCTTATCGAGCTGTTGAATAACAACATCAGCCACGTGATCTACTTTATAACTTACAGTATAAGTCTCACTATCCAATACTTGTGCCATCCAATTATCAAACATATTTCGTATAAAGAAATCCTGTGTGACATGGAATTCACATGTTACGTCTTCATCAATATATCCAGTGATATACTTGTGCTGTTCTTTGTGAGCTGCATGTTCAGCTGTACTTATTTGTCGACCAGGCATTGATGTTGATTTACACATCATTGATATATCTCTAGGGTCGTTAATAAAATTCTTAATTGATAGACCACCACCTGATATTAAACCTGCAAGGAGTGTACTTGCATCTAAATTAATAAGTGATAGTTTGGGTGGTGTAAAGATTATATTAAATCTGTTCTGCATGGCCAAACCACCATGGTTTTGTATTGTAGATTTTAAATCGTCGATTGAATTAGCCATGGTTATACCTTATATGCGTCTCTACTATATCTCCAAACACTTTGATCTTTAACTTTCTTGAACTGTTGTGTTGGCATGAATACTGCAATTTCCCAATCAGTCATTGGTACTCTTACTATTTTTGATTTGACCTGACTCGACAGATACTGTTTAAAACATGGTCTAAACTCTTTATATTTGTTTGCGCCCTTGATAGTATTGTATCGTAACCGTGCTAATCGTGTTGAATCAGTCACTTTCTTTGGTGCTAAATCCATTAATCTATCTAGGAATAATGCTCTTACGTTAGGTGAAAGGTAGTGTAAGTTAAGTCCATTGAACCCACCTTTGGTTGGACCAAGGAGTATAGTTAATGGAAACTTATCGTAATATGGTAACTCGTTTTTCATCTTAGGGTCGTAGAAATACATAATCATATCACCTGTCTTAGGATCAGATATGGGTTTAAGAGCATCGTCAGTTAATAGTTTATTTCTATTAATAGTGCCCAATGCATCTACATTCTTTTTAAACCAGTTACGTGATTTATCAGTCCTAGCTTGAATACCAGCTCTGAATGCGCCTGCTTGTAATGTGTCGAATAAACTTGCCATAGTACTATTTATATCAAGACTTAAGTAGTTTGATGCCTAAATTCTTTAAAGTGTCTTCAGTCCATATCTGAAACTTCCATCCTTTGTAGGACGCAAAGTCATTAGCTGCAGTCCACTTAGAAGTATTCTTAATATAGGTTGTCACTTCATTTAGGTATCGTTTAGTTTTACGAGTAGGCTTCTTGGGTGGTGTTGTCTGTTTCTTTGGTTTAATTTCAACCAATATACAATCACCATTATCCATCTCAATGAATAGATCAATAAAATACCGATGGATTTTGTTATCTGTTTTACACTTGTATGGTATAACCACCTCTTCGGAATTCCATGCTCGTATTCTAGAGTTAGATTCACACCATTTAAATGCTTGTCTTTCCCATAGAGAACGGTAAACAACCTTAGTATAGTCTCCTAAGTACTTCTCAGGGTGTTTAATTTTGTATTTGCCTTTGTAACTCATATAAATACTCTTATAGTTTATAAATAGTATAGTTATTTATATAGGAAAAGAGTATGGCTATCGGTAAAAATGTATCAGATAAAGTAAAAAACAAATTAGCAGGTAAGGAAAAAGGTTCAAGAGATCCGGGTCCAATTCTAAGGTACCCTCTTAATCTGGTGGAAAAGGATAACCAAGAGCTAATTAGGTTCAGAATCGTAGATAGAAAGACCTTGGAAGATCAAAGGAGTATATACCTCTATTCACCACCTGGTCTATCAATTGCAGATGCAGCTGGTTATACACAGGCTGACTTAGGTCT